GCCTGACCACCGTTCCTCCGACCAGACTCTGCAAATCTTCCACCATCCCGGTGACCATGCCGTGCAGATTAGAGACTTTCAGAGTTGGCCTGGCGCTGGCTCCTTTACCGTTCATCTCAAATCCGCTCCCCTGAATGGGGTACGCCTGATACTGCCGCCCCTGCCAGGTGACTGGTTCGCCTTTTTCGTTCTGCTCATTACAGAAAAAATAACGCTCTCCGCCGACCTCTGTCAGATCGACTTCCCAGAGCACGATCAGCGCGGATTGCTCCGCTTTTGTACACTCATTCAGTGTTTCCTGCCGGATATCCTGCATCAGATCACCACTTCATCAAACTGACACGAAAAATCGGTATAGGTGATATGTTCTGTAGCTGACCACGTTCGACACACCACTCTGATTTTTCTGTTAACACCAGGTGGACGCCAAAAAAAAGATTTATAGCCTCCATGCCGTGCTAAAAAATTTTCGAATGAATCACGTTCATTCGCCTCAACCTTGAAATCACAGGTAAAAACACGTAGAGAATGATTAAGTCCATTTGGACTTCGTTGCTCATAACCATCGCCAAATCTTACAGTTTTTATCGATGGTTTATTTTCTGTTTTCATTCCATCCTCTGGTAACCAGTGGAATTCTTCAGCCACTTAACATTCCTCCATCACGTCGCATATTTAACAAAGTGCCCTGCACTCGCTGATCAACCATTCCCATAAGTGTTCTAATTGCCTGAGGGCCAATCTCTCCATTCTGTCCGTCATTTTTGATAGTAATTTGATATACAGGAGAGTAATTAATGTCTCCGCCTCCATTACCGCCTTTATTATTAATCGCCCTGACACCAAGAGAACCATCGGAAGTTCGTGTTAATGGCATAATAGCTTCCGGTCCAGCCTCACCAAAAACACCAGCACCTTTTGCAAAAGCAAAAAATTGCGGGGAATCATAAATACCGTTTGAATATGTACTCAATGATGGAGACTCATAAACACCGCCCTTTGCATTAGGAATAAATTTACTAACAGCACTTCCGATAGTTCCTAAAATCCCCCCAGAAGAACTGTTGCTAATGCTGTCGAAAATCCCGGTAATTGAGGCCTTTAATGCTATTCTGCTAAGATCTGAAATCACGGAGGTAGCGAAAGAACGAAAATTTGCCTTGCCTGTCGTGACAAAATCACCAAGCGCATCTGTCATCCCATCAAACATCTGAGTCGTGGTTGATTTTATCTGCCCGCTGATATCCTTAGTGTTATCCAACCAGTTATTGAATCCCTGGGAGGCACCACTAACCCAGTCTCCTGCCTGAATATCGAGCTGCTCGTTTTTCTGTCTGACAATTTCTTTTTCTCGTTCCAGAGCATCATTCAGAGCCTGCATTTTCTCCTGAAAAACATGATTTGACATCCCACGGGATTTATCTGCATAGTCACGTTCAAGTTGCAGACGCTGATTGTTATATTCACGTTCAATCCGCAGTAATTCCTGCTGGCGTTGCTGATTTTTATCGCCAACCCCATAACCAGCAATCTGAATATCATACCCCTGTTGACGATTATCAATCGAAGCCTGCAATGAATCACGCCATGCAGCTATTTCGGCGAATTCCTTGATTAGCCTGTTATTTTTTTCAATCGCAACATTTTTCTCCATCAACGCGGTTATTTCTTCCCGGTGTAAGAGAAGCGATTTCTGATCCTTGGTTAATTTCGATGACGGTCGTGACTCCAGGTCGGCAATCTGCTGACGCCACTTAACCAGTTCCTGTTCAGAGGAACTTAATTTAACGGTTAATTCAGTTTGTGAACTTAGTAACGCATTCTGTTGATTCAGATGATCAATCATTCGTTGGGCAGCATCATCCGAATAACCTTTCGCCTTTGGTTGCTTTGGATCTTTATAACGCTCATTTATTTGAGCGATAAGATTATTATATTCTTCCTTTGAATACTGACTCTTTAGTTTTTCCAGTTTTGCAAGTTCACTAGCTCTCTGCTGCTCCCGGGTCTGATATTGTTTTGAAAAGGCATCTGCTCTCTGTCTGAGTTCAATTCCTTCCTGTTGTCGCTTGTTGTAATCGTTTATTGATGAATTTAGTACGTCCTGAGCAATTTTTTCTGCTTGAAGTACGCCCAATTGCTGCTTTAATCGTGCCAGCCTTTTATTTTGAGCTCCGCCATCTCCAATGCCACCTAACCCGAAAACTCCGGGTCGGGTATTTTTTTCTATTTCATCAATTTGACGGAGAACATCTGAGATTTTTTGATCAAGGGAGGCCTCACGGCCAATATCCAGCATGGAATCCCATGCCCATTTTGCGGAGTCTGCGACAGCTTTCCATGCAGTCTCAAGATAACCAAGATTTTCTTTAATCTGGTTGGTGCGCTGGATCATTGAGGATGAGTATGCTTCTGTCGCAATGCGGGCGGCCTCCTGCTGGTTCCCTTCATCCTGTAGCGCCTTAATCTGGTTATAAGTCGCCAGTGTCAGAAAATGGTACTGATCATTAAGTTTTGATATGGCACTGACAGGATCCTTTGCAATTTCATTGAAATTATTAACCAGTTGATCGGTCGATATTCCAGTTAATTCGCTCGTTTTTACTATCGCTGTCGTCACCTGCTCCAGCGAACTGCTCGCGACCTTTCCCGAACGCACAAGCTGGTTTAATACTGCCGCCGCAGCGCCAGTTGTCGAATCAGCAGCATCCCCGGCACGTTGAGCTATATCGGCTAATTGCCCGCTGGTTGTCCCCAACTGATTTCCGGTAAGAATAAGAGATTTATTAAATTCGTCCTGCTCCTGAGAACCTTTATAGTAAGCTAGCCCCAAGGCGCCAACGGCTGCTGCGGCCAGGGTAAAAGGATTAATTAATCCCAGCACATAAGAACCAACACCTTTGATCGCCGGGCCAATCCCACCGAACATATCTTTTAGCTGGCCGCCCTGCTGCATTAACACCATAAATGGCGACTGACCAGTGGACAACCCAACAACAATATCCGTCATTTGTGCAGGCAACATGCGCATAGCAAAAGCCGTTTGTTTTGCTGACATTCCGGTTTTGCTGAGTTGCGATTGAGTAACCTCAAGCTCACTCCGCATAGCATGGAGTTTTCCTGAAAGCTCCTCATACATTTCAGGAGAAAGCATCCCCTTGGCTTTTGCTTCGCTGAGTTGCTTTTGCTGCTCTGTCAGGCGGTTAAAAGCTGTTCCAACAGGATCGAGTTGAGCAATCAGACGTTGCAAAGCAGCAACTTGTTCATCATGCGCTTTTGCTGCTTCTCGTTCTGCCTGAGCCTCTCCTGTTAGCTCTCGCCGCGTTTCCTGTATTTTTCGGCTGTAATTATCAAACTGAGAGCCATTTATTTTCCCGGAAAAAAGTGCAGCATTAAGTTCATCCTGCTGTTGATCAAGATTTCTTAGCGCCGCAGCCAGAGGGTCGATCTTGTCCAGCATTCTTTGAAAGGCCTGAGCCTGCGCTTCCTGCTGGGCGGCAGCAAGTTTTCCGGCCTTCTCGGCCTCTCTCTGCGCTTGCGCAACCCCGCTCAATTCCTCTGTGGTTTCATTAAGTTTACGGGCAAGAAATTCATATTCTTCTTTATCAATAAGCCCTTTATCGAAATATTTCTTTAATTCAGAATAGCGTCGACCGACAGTATCAATTGCGGCACCAACTGGATCAATAGCTGCTTTTAATTTTGCGAGCGCGTTCTTCTCGTCTTCTGTTGCCTTAGTCACTTTCCCTGCGCTATTTGCAGCAGTTTCCCCGGCCTGAGTCATTTTGACTAATGATGAGGTCAGATTATCAGCATTATTTTTCGCTCCAGAGCTATCAATAATTATTGCAAGACGTGAGGTCTGCTCTGCCATTTATTAAAACTCCTGACAACAAAAAAACCCACCGAAGTGGGTTTCAGGCGACATAATAGTAGATATAGCGATTACGAGGCCACGCAATGCTTTTCTCCAGGAGCATCATCGATTTAATTAAAGACACTATCACATCTCTGTAACAGAGTGTACGTAATTAACAACTACACACACTGCTCCTGAAAATACTGGTCATCCAGTGCAAAGATCACTGCTTCAAATTCATCGCGCTCAATCAATACCGGATGAGTGGCTAAATATTCATTTATCTCTGACAGAGATAAAGGCAAAGGCACCCCAGCCATTCCAGCATAACGCCGGGCACGGGATATCACCGAATAGGCGTACAACAATTCCCTAATAACCGGGTCTATTTCTGGCTCCGGGAGCGGCGGCAACCTGAGCTTTTCTCGTTTCCACCTTGCCTTTTCACCCTTTTCTCCCCCGAACTCCGATATCCACCGCTGGGCGGCAATGGCTTTTTTATCGTATCCTGCTTTTGCTGCTCTTTTCCCTGGGCGATTCTGGCGGCTTCTGTAAGGATTTGCCAGTACAACTCTGGATTCTGCTTGAGCAGCGCAGCACCTCTTTCTGGTGTATATTCCAGCGCGACCTCAACACCATCTACCAGCTCTCCAACCCCTTTCCAGTCTTTCAGCAGATAACGAGCGGCGTTATCAATGAGTAAATCATCAACAGAGTCCACCTCGACGACCTTTGCAATATCAAACGCCTTCGTTCCGACATGCAAACTGGCATCCATTTTCTCAATGTGGCGACGGATTAATGCATTACGGGAGCGATACTGATCATTATCACTGCTTGCCACCAACAGTTGTAACCCAGCAATAGGTTCTAAGTCCTTCATTGGCGTAAACCAGCGTTCTCCACCGATGATAGTTTTCTGTTCAAGAATAAACATCTATAACCTCATTCAAAACACCACCCTGTAGCGCAATACCACAGGGGGAATAACGGAAAATCAACTAATCGACTCAGCACTGGCTTTTGCAATCACTGCAGCCGGGGAAGCTTTTTTTCTGGTGATAGTTGGCGCTTCGTCAGCAGCGGTAATACTCAACTGGACCTGGATAATATCGGTATTACCGCCGTCAGGCCATTCACCTGATATCTGAACCTTCGGGAAACTGAAAGTATATGCCCCCTCTCCATTCGAAAGCGTGAAGCTGAACGGAACTGTTTCTCCAGTTAATGTTTTACTCCAGATTTCCCACGCGGCTTTAGACCATGAAAGCGTCACCGTACCGGACGGTGTAAAAGTAGTCGGAATATTTGCTCCTGCATAAGGAGAACCAGTCCCGACACAACGCTGGGTCTGAAGTTTGTTATCGAACTGGATATCAAAGCTGTCGATACAAAAACCGTTACCTCCGGCAACACCATTCAGACTTACTGCTGAAACTTCCTTAAACGAATAACGTAACTTTCCTGCACTATCTACAGGCTCGCCTTTGATAAAATTTGTATCATCGGCCTTTGATTCCCAGTCCAGCCCGGCAAAAGTGACTGTCGCAGTAATATCACCGTCGTTAGGAATCTGCATTTTCCACGATCCAACCTGTGCCCCCCTGACGATAGAGGCAATTCCCACATCTGACGCATATGTTGCCAGAGAAAATGTTATTCGCTCATTCCCCATAGTCAGAGAATCTCCTGACCATTCCGCGCCAAAACAGGATGCAAGGAAATCATCATGTTGGCCCCAGCGAAATTTGGTACCAACATCACCGCCGACATCCACAGTGCCAGGCGTCGCCCCCTGAGCCATACGAGAACCACCGATCTCATTATTTTCGCCTTTATTCTGGGTTGGTTTTACTCCCCAGCTTGTGCGCTTTAATAAACTCCAGTCACCACTAGCTGGCGTGGTGCCTGCAATTGTCTCCCGGATAAATGCCGAGATAACCTTTGCACCTGAACTCACAGGAGCCTCCTATGTCATTAATTGCGCTAGAGCGCTCGATATGGAATTTGAAGATTAAGCTGGAACCAGCCATTCTTTTCACCAACGGCTATTGAGGAAACAGCCTGGTAGCTGAGACGATCATCATCCTGAAATTCAAACAATTCCCGCAATTTATCCGCCGTCTCAGTAATAAGTTTTGAGCCAGTGCCTGCGGGAACAAATAACTGAATAATAATTATCCCCGTGCGATAAACAAGCGGCCCCGCACCAATTTCATTAGTCCCAGCCAGACCGGGGATATCACTTAACCGCGCCCAGATTAACTTACCTGACGGATCGAATGTTGGCCCGTTTGGATATAATACATCTTTTCCATCAATAACCGTCTGTGCCGTCATTCTGGAAATAACAGCATTTCTGATTTCAGTAAAAGTCATTTATAAATCTGCGAAACACCATTAAAAGCATTAGCATATACACCTGTTGGCGCTTGTTGAGAATGTCCATCCTCAATAGATTCGGCATAAGGCAGGTTATTCTGGATGTAGATGATTCCGTAATTCGCCGCTTTTGAAATAACCCCGATTCCACGTTGAAGTGCAATCGTGCCATTCGGATCCACATTATCAGATATACTAAAATCTGGGTGCTGTAACGATACCAGATTATTATTTCTGAAACGCCCGGTATCAACCGGAGCGGCAATATCAATAGCTGTAAGAATCTGAATAGCGATGTAGCGAATTTTCAGTCCTACATCTTCCTCAATCATCCCAACAAATATTGACGGTTCCAGATCCCATGCCTTTGCCATTTACTTTCTCCTTAACTGGATAGAATAAACCGATGCGGAAGGATCTACACGTACTGTAATTATCTCATATCGTTGTAACTGCCTTGATACAGGGTCATAAGTCTCAATAATATGTCCGATAGCAGGTTTATCCGCAACCTCACAGGCCAGAGCAGTTAACTTAAGGTCACCGTGCAAAATATTAATTCCATCAACTCTGCCAAGCTTATAGCGTGCCAACACACCTCGTCCGGTATATGTTGTTGTAAGTTCGCGGCCTGTCTCCGCCACAGGATCCCAATCCTGGTGCGTAACGTAAGAACCAGAAAAATTATTCACCGCATCAGCTAAATCACCATCAAAAGCAGCGGTAACCTCATCCTGAATCTCATCACGAATCCCCATCATCACCCCCTCACAACCCTGACTTGTGAGTGACTCAGTCCGTACGGTTTCAGCAGCGCCAGCGCAAGCTGTAAATCAGGCTCAAGCAATGCAGTGCTGTTTGCTGATAATTCAACAAATGATTTCGATACACTAACCCCATCAGCCGACACAGTTTTATTTATAACAACACCAGAATCATTTTTCTGCTGAAATAACTTACCTACAGAAGCGACTCTGGCTGCATATGCTCCAGCGAGCTTTACCTCGTCAGGAATACTGGATGGATCAACCTTCAGACTAAAGTTATTCAACCAGGCATTGGCCATTAAAACCGCTTTATTTTTAACATCCTCATTCGCCCAGTTTTTCCCAAGCGTATTATCAACATCATCACAGGTAACGTAAGTGATCATGCGCTACTCCTGTGTTTTCCAGCCCAGCGCCTTCCAGTTGTCAACTTCATCAGGATGAACATTAGCGATTGTTGGGGCGCCGGGGAATATCTGATTCTCGGTCATCATAACTACCAACTTAATCGGTGTTTTTTGTGGTTCCCTGGTTTGCGCCGCCTTCCGCTCCGACACTGCATTTTTTTGCGCGGCATCACGCTGTGCTCTTTGAGCTTTAGTCAATCCAGCCATATACCCTCCATTAAAAAAGGGGCCGAAGCCCCTTTTTGATTTTATCCAATAATCAGACAGCTATGCGCAGGTTTCACTGACGAAACGCCCCATGCCAGCCCAACTTCATAACGTACCTGACGATACTGACGATACAGCGCAATCTGAAATGTAATTCCCGAGATTGGGTCCGTAACATTCATTACATCATCAGCGCTATCGCCGCCCTCCGGCATTGCCGGAGTACGGGATGCCAACAGAAATGCGTTGCGATCGAACGCCATATTTGCAGTAAATGAGCCGACAACCGTGATTGCAGTATCATCAGCCAGATCCTGACGTAGACCTGGTGCAGCAAGGGTAATCAGATTACTGGTTGCAGCAGCCACAACATACTGATTAGGATCGCCATCGAAAGTAACAATCTGCCCTGCCGAAATATTCCCCGAACCAGTATCAATGGAAATAAGAACATCACCTTCTTTCTTCTCACCATTCACAAGATAACCAGTTGCAGTGGCTTTTGGTACTCGTTTTACACCTGCCGAACTGTGAATATTGAATCCTTCCAGACGTCCCAACACGCCCTCGCGCAGTAGCTGCTCAGTGCCGGATTCATTCACTTTAAACAGTACAGACTGTTTTCCGCGCAAATAAGCAATGGCAGTGGAGCCAAGCACCATCTGCAGATCGGTTGTCGGTGCGCCGTTATCCTCCAGAACCTGACGAGCCAGAGCAGCATCAGAAAGATCATCTTTAACACCAAACGGCGTTGTCCCTGCAGTACCCACGGCGCGGGAAGCACCGAAATACAGTGCACCAAGATCAGCCTCAACCTCGTTTGCAAGTGCTCGAAAAGCTTGCTTGAACTGATCCGCCAGAATGGTGTTGTAAGTCCCGGAAGGACCAAGCGCCAGTTGTTCTTCACCATTCCATTTAACTGGCGCCATTTTAGATTTAGTAATTTTTACATCAACAGTGCCAATATTTTGATCTCCAGTATTCGGAGCTGACGGACCCGGTACAATATCTTCAGTTTTCGCATCAGGCGCAACTGGCGCGGTTACCGTCTGATCTTTTGCTGCAGCGTCAGCTTTTGCGTTTTTTGCTACCGCAGGAATAAAACCTACCTGCTCACGGGATACAACATCCAGGGCGGTGTAAATAGTCGGGATCAACCCGGTCAGGGTATTTCCAGCCATGATTAAATATTCCTTAAAATTTTGCGTAATTGTAAATGAATTGAGTAGTGAGCTATCCAGCCCTGACGCCAGTCCCCATCCAGGGACTGGCAAAATATGTTAGTCAACGATAGTGATACCGTCTTTCAGTGCGTTTTGCTTACCTGCAACATCCAGTGCATCAAAAGCTGATCGCTTCATCGTTTTCTGACCAATATCATGCTGTGTCTGACGGGAGCCGCCACCATTGTTGCCGCTGGCTTTCAGGATGTAGTCTTTCTGAGGGTAATTTTCGACGAGGAACTCCAGCGCCTCATCAAACTGCGCCAGTTCGCCTGGCTTCGTGCGGGAGTAAATTTTGTTGCCAGAAGCGTCATAAGCAACGATCTTCCCTTCTTCCACTTTGAATGACTGTCCGAAGCGGGCCTGTAATAAATCTGCCGGGATCGCAATTTTATCGGCAATATATTTTGAACCGACAAAACTACCGCCAATCATGGAATCGTAAAGCTGCTTCTCCAGCATCTGAGAGCGTTGCTTTTCTTCGTCTAATTGCTGCTGAAAATTTTTCGTAATTTCTGCTTTAACCTGGTCAACCTGTCCCGCATCAATCAGTTTTTTCTGGTCAATTTTGGACAGCATTTCCAGCGCCTCAACCGCCTTTTTCGGGTCATCGATGGCAGCGAACCTGGCAAGTTTTTCCTCTGCGGCCTCTTTAGCCAGACGATGATTTTTCGCCTCGCCATTAAGTTCTGTAATTTTTCTGGCTGCCAGCGGTGCATCGAAGCCGATTTCTTTACCATCATCATGCACATAAACTGGCAGACCAGCAGTGTCGATTTCTGCGTATTTTTTTCCGTTAATCTCTACTGTTTTCAGTTTCATATTAATACCTGATTTAAGTCTTCCGACTGTTACACTGCTCACTATCCAGATTGCAGCAATAAAAAAGGCCACCCGAAGGTAGCCTGTTGTAATAAATAATTAATTTAAATCCCGGCTTTTCTGAATGCCTGAGCATCACGCTCACGGAGTTGTCCCAGCGTCAACCATTCACCTTTATCGGTGTAAAATTCATCTGGTGACATACCTCCATCACGAATCAGTTTTGCCCGTGTTTCTCCCACTATTTGTTTTTGCCTGGCATAAGGCTGGCGCAAAAACCATTCCTTGTAAGTCGTATCTCCGGCTACAACCCCATCCATACTTGCCCTCTCGGCAGGAGAAACATCCCGAACATCAATCCCCAGTTCCTTCGCAGATTTCAGAATAAACGTTTCTGTTGAACGGCAGCAGAAATGAATTTTTCCCGGCCCCTGTAAATAAGGTACTTTGTGACCAATAGGTTTATTATCCAGCGTATATTTGAGGCGATCCCTGATTCGACACTGTGGTGTAGTACGATTATCAAGTGTGGATAACCATTGTTTGCCCTTTATCAAATCATTGTTTGCCATGGCGAAACTCTCACGGGCAGTAGCAGCAAGATGCCCAACTGCTGTTTTTGCAATACTGGCCGCATTAACTCGACTCATCTGCAATGCACCATCCTGAAATCCCTTGCTGACATGCCCACGAATTTTTCTTGCGATCTGCTCATTGGTATCCCCCAGCAAAAAACCCTGACGTACCGTATTTGTAATACGCCTGAGCCGATCTGCTTCAAGGTCTGAGGCCCATTCGTTGAGTAGTCTTCCCTGAAATGGACGCGCCATTGCAGCGGCATAAAGGGTGTCAGGTGAGATACCAATCAGAGGATGAATATCCGCCACAAAATCAGGAAGCAAAGAGTCAAACAGACTTAACTGATAGCTAGCCTCATATATCGCCAGCTCGTTTAACTCTCCTGAGAGACGAGCAAACATACTGTTAATAGCAGTGCGGTTAACTTCCCTCACACTCACCAGAAGTGATTCCAGACGCGTAACGGTGAAACTCCCCGGCCCAAGATTATCCAGAGCCACCAGCAAACGAGCTGTAAGCTCTGCGTCGCTGTCGTTCAGCGTTTTCACCATTCTGGCCGCTACACCTGTGCTATAGCGAGATATCCAGATAGCATGGGCAATCGATTCATCACGCAGCCGTTCATTCACTGTTTGCATCATTGATTCCCATCAGCGTTACGCCCTGATTTTTTAATTCATCGATCACTTCCTCTGGGCGGGAGTCCTGATCGATAAATTTCAACGCCTGCAACACCCGAACCGCATCAATCTGACGTATATCACCGCCCTGACGCAATGACTGAACAGCCAGCGCGGAGGATGAGTCAAACATCTGGGCAGATACATCCAGTTGAGTGCGTACATCCACATTACCGCCACTGCTTTCACCTATCCATTCTGCCATTATCTGGAGGATATTATCGAGAGCATCTTCGAGAGCATTTGCCATCGTATAGAGTGGCGAGTTTTCCTGCATCCGTTCTTCATTGGTCTGATCCACAGATTTAGTGGATGTATTTTCAGCCCGAAGAAGTTTAGCGCCGGCATGACGCATCTGATTTTCCAGTTTCTCCAGAGATGTTTCGCCAGACTCTATCGCGGCACCGCTATGCTCAACATATTCAAGGCCATTTTTTGCCCTGTCATCAAAAATCGTCGCGGTCGATGCTCCTACCGTCAGTTCTTCGTTCCTGTCCAGTCCGTAAGCCACCAGCAATGGAACCCGAGCAACATGCAGAATATTGTCCTGCTCGCTCTGGCTTTGCCAGTGCTTGATATTCAACAAGCCAAGATTAAGCAATGGCGGTGTACCGCGCATAAACCCGATTTTCTTCGTGTAAAGCGTTACCAAGGGAATATCATCACGGCTGGTTTCCCATGACTCGTGAAGCGTCCAGACAGATTCACCATTAGTACCTTCGCTGCGTCGATAAATTTCAACGCGACGGGGCATGATATGGCGGATCTGCTCCACCTTCTTCTGCCCGAAATCATCACCATCGATAATGATGACTTCTTTTATACGCAAATCTGTGAGAACAACTTTTCCTTTTTCAACTTTCGATTTCCACCCAATAACCTGACGGGGATTCAGCATCGTAACGTATGGGCGACTACCAACCGCATTTTCATCAGCTTTTGTCCGAATCCCTTTCATATCTGTTCGAGGATAATCCACCAGCGCATGCGCCACGCCATACTGAAGCGCTAGACAGAAAAATTGCTGCGCCCACACATCCAGTCGACTCCCCTCCATGTCGATATTTTCTGCATATTCCCTGATTTTTTCCGGCGTCTCTTCACTCAGCACTGTCGGCTCTGCAAATATGCGCCCAATATTTTGCTTAATACTTTCTTCATACACAGGAAGTAGCGTAGCCACAGACAAGCGTTTTTTATATGTGTCTTCATCTTCATTAGGCCATTTAGGGAGATAATTTTTCCCCTGCCTGCGCATTTCAAGCGTGCCACCCATCAGTGCGTCGTTAATATCCCACGCCTCCAGCATATCGTTATAGTCGAGGTTGGGTGTTGATATATCAGCCATAATTAAATCCGAAGTGATGTAACTCTTCCGGTCGGTTTGACAATAGGGAATTGCTTAACAATAAAATAACCTCCGGCATCATTCGGGTGATCGTTACCAGATTTTTTATCAGGCTCACCCTTATCATCCCAGACCTGTTGCTCCAGAGATTCGGCATATACCGGACAACGCTTCACATTAACTTTATAGCGACGCTCACCATTGGCATTGCAGAACATTGCATTCATTGAGTTAACGCGATCTTTTACTGGCGGGTTCGAACTGTTTACAACAACGTTAAAACCAGCCTGTTTAAGCTGAGCAATATCCGTCGCACTTGCGTTATTTGATTTTCTGGAATCCCCGGATGCATCAGGATAAATATAAATTTCCCTTACTTTCCGATAATCATTCCCGTCATATAACCAGAAGCGCTCTTTAATAATACGGATCATATCTGGTGTATCGTAAGCGTTAATGATTTCAGTTACTGCGCATGGAAGCCCAAAACGTAACACATGAACGACTCCAGCCATTTTTCCGACGTTAAAATCCATCCCGATATATATCGGCTCACCTGGCTGTTCCTCTTCTTCGCAATTATTCAGTTTTCGGTCAAACTGATGGTAAACAGTACCACTTGTCAGGTTAGTAAACTGTCCCCGAAGATAGGCTTTAATCAGCTCTGGAGGATATGACTCAAGGAGCGAGGGAATGTAATCTGCTGGCAAATTCTTTTCATTATCGAAAGTAGATGCCTGTACCAGGCCATACAGTGAGGCCAGCTCTGTTTTTTCACGTACGGCTTTAACAAACTGTTCGTAGACAAATTTGAATCCTTCCGGCGTGGTTGTAACGTCAATACCGTTACGAAGTCCATCAACCTTATAACGCATACGCGCAATTATCTTGCGCCACGCTGTTCTGGCTTTTTCCTTCGGCAAAATGTCCAGTTCATCCACCAGCGCATTACCAATTTTGAAACCGACGATCGTTTGTGGCTTCTCCATCGATCTGCAGATAGTGGTTCCCCGATACTGACGTCCGTAATAAAAATGAACTTCTTTATTTCCCTCGTTAATTTTTACATTTAGCCCCCAGTCGGCAGCAACTTCTTCAACTGTAGGATAAAAAATATCGCGAATTTGTGGATATGTAGGCGCAAAATATCCCTGATTGATACCCGGATGCTCCCAAATCCCCTTACATATGCCACCACACCCAACCCATGTTTTACCGCTATTGTGATGAATCGTCCCATCAGCAGTTACGTAGCAGTTATTATCCAATACCTGGAGGTCATAATATGGCTCGGCCTCCTGCAACAGTGTTACACTCAATATGTTGCAGGTTTCGATTAAGGCGTTTGGTTTTGACGCCTCTTGACCATTTAATTTGTGATTTAGCACATCCAGAACGTACCGTTTCAGAAGTTGCTTCTCTGGCAGGTTGTGACCGTAGTCATGTTTATCGTTGCATATCTCGTTATGGGTTAACGCTGAAACAACGCCAGAAGCCTGCCCCTCGAGAAAGTGCGAAGGACAGAATCCTCGCTCTTGCTGATGGTCACCGTACGTCGGCAGAGATCGCGGCGGAAGTTGGTTGCACAGAAAAGCACGTTCAAAATATTCTCCGAATTCACAACACCAACCGGCTCTCCCGTGGCGCCAGAAAGGGTGAGTTGAACCCCAGCTTTCGTGGTGGTCGAATTGTTGATCTGGATGGATATGCCGTTGCTCCAGCGCCTGCTGACCATCCATATATGCGCAGAACAGGCATGATGTTTGAACATCGTTTGATCGCTGAAAAGAAGCTGGGGCGTTATCTGCTGCCATCAGAAGTTGTTGACCATATCGACGGGCTTCATCTGCATAACAACCCAAGTAATCTGCGAGTTTTTGATTCAAACGTGGATCACCTGCGTGCAACGATTTCGGGACGGCGGCCAAACTGGTCAGAAGAAGGTTTTGCGAAGATGCAAATACCTTCACCGATTCGTCCAGACTATCCACAGATCGATAGCTACCGTCAGCGCAAAAAACGCGGTGATGTCCGCTTGCTACAAATTCTCCTCGCTGCGTCACTACTCGGTATAGATTCGCCACACCTTTTGGGTACGCACCACCACTTAGCGAAAGCTCAAATCGATTATTCTCATCCGACCAAGATAAAACGCGCATTGGTCGAGTTATTTCCTGAATGGGTAGAATCCCATTCTCTGTAACCACAGGCGTACTTCCCCTCAGGCAACCAAAACCAGCAACATAGGCTTTAAATTTATGAGGCATAGAAAGAAATCGCGCCTGAGGCACATTAAGCGTCGGAGAGATCATCTTCATCACTCCTCACTCTGGCATCAACTACATTAATATTGATCGCCACAGGCTGGGGATGTTCATTACCCTCCACCGTTTCGATCTCTTTGCGCAGTTTCTGGTTTTCCATTCTGCGCCGTTCAATTTCCAGTTCCTGTAGTCGCTTATCTGCACATAATGCCCCGCCAGCGGAAAGCAAACGCAATAATTCACGCCGGGCGGCAGCTTTATTCTCCAGCAGGATCTCAACGCCGAATTTTCCGAGCTTTGCTCCTGCATACAATTGCCGCGCATTTCCATCAAGCAAAGTGGTATCAGCCATATAAAGCTGACCTGTACCTTCTCCACCGCATTTCGGACAGTCTGGATTTGGTATGGCGCTATCAACGAAACCGAGGCCACCATATTCAGGTTCTGGTTTACCATCTTTGGATGCCTGCGCGGCAGCCCTGTCAAATTCTGCTATATCGCGCCACTGATAGAGGTGATTCTCCCCCCAGCAATAGCGACAGTTAACACGGCGAAATTGCGCAAGCTGATTGGGATCAGCCTGCACGATGGCCATCAACTGACTCACCAGTAAATCCAGGTCTGCGGTATAGCGTTTCTGGTAATGATTGCGAAAGTAGCTGATGGCACGAAAAACCCTGGCATTTCTAAGCATACGACTGGCATTGCTGTTTGCTGTCGCACCTTGCCCCTCGTAACCAGCCAGGCGGTATGCCTCTGTCGGCTTTTTCCCCTGAGCAACCAACATGGCGAATTTTGCCTGCTGGTCAGAAATACCGAATTCATCGGGGCAGAACGAAATTTCTTCCGTGTCCCCCTCAATCAGGAGTGCATCGGATACAGGCTTTTTTTTCTGAGATTTTCCGTTTTGCTTTTGCGCAGTCTGCGCAGTCTGCGCAGTTTTTTTTCGCGCACTTTTTTGCGCAGTTTTGCGCACTTCTGTCTGCGCATTTTTCGGAGGTTTCTTGATGTAACGACGGGCTGTTGCGTAATTCAGTCCCTTTGCTTCACACCACGCCACCGGAGATACACCGGAGCGGGTGTATTCAGCAATATATTCCTGCTGCAACGCCCCCCAGTCCGGTCTTCTCATCAGTTAGTCCTGATTTTTATCCACCCTGAGTAATGCACGCAGAGCAAAGGCATCCCCTTTTCTGGCAAGCTTAAACAATGCCGCCCGTAGCTCGGCTTCACCTTTCGCTCTGCCCTTACGGATGGACGCATAAAAATTTGTCATTGCTTCCCGATTTTCTTTCAGTCTGTTCAGATCAACATCCAGAACGTCAGCGATTTGTTGTGCAGTCATCCGGCACGCTGCCAGAGACTCGACTTTCGAATACGGAATCATTTATCACCCCCATTGATATGCAGGGTGTCTTCTTCCTGTATTTTTCGTGAAGGATTTTTACTGCAGCGTTGTTCCAGGTGACCTGATGGTGAATGCGTTTATGGCTGGCGCCCATCAGTGAGATTTTTACGCACGACGGCGCATACATGACGGAGTAAAAACTTTTAACGTAGGTGCCGGAATCCAGATACAGTTCGGTCATTCCGCCGCTGTTTTTCTGCGTTTGCTTCTGCCCTAACTGGACAGCGCCAATCGTCAAAAACAATTCACCACGACGACCGAGATTCGTGTATGTATTCACATCCTCGTTAATACGCCCCATAAATGAGAATGGTCGGTCAACAGAACAAATAAAGCTGTTCATTGCTTTGCGTTTCACCCATGCAGCATGACCACCATTATCACCAAGAAAATCCCCCCCCTGCGCCATAGCGATGGAAAGCGCAGGAATTGATTCGTAATACGCCAGCATTTCAGAAAGGATCGAGTCCAGTTTCCTTATCGGAAAATAAGCCTGGTCATAGTTGCGATCTACCCGAAACTGAAACTCGTGATAGTCGTCATCAAGCTGGATGTAGTATTTACACCCAACCTTTTTTGCCAGGCCCAAACAGGCATTCCTGGCATAAAAGATTGAACGTCGATCGCCAAAGTTGTCGGCTTCGTCAAAACGACTGGCGATATCGGCTTTGGAAAACACCAGCACCTGTTCACCAAATTCTGCTACGTACTGATGCCGGGTTTTATCTTCATCATCAACAACGATAAAAATTTTCCCGGTATAGCCAGCACGACGCAACGTCCGGTAAGTCAGAACTTTGTCCGGTCGCCCGTGAGTCAGAATAAAGGCGCAAAAATCATCACGCATATTACTCCTCCTCGCCATGCATGATCTCCACCATGCGCTGCGTCATCCTGACAAACCCATTTTCAATTGCCTGCTGATAATCAATGATCACCAGAGCCGATTCCTCAAAAAGGCTCTGAATTTCAGCGGGGGCGTGAGCGTAATAGTCCGCGATTCTGCTGAAATTAAACACCGTGTGACGTTCTGCCGCGCACAGGAGGAATTTCTCAATATCAGGATTAAGGGACGCCGAACGTATCCGGCTGATCAGCTCCTGAGTTTTCGTATCGTCGTACAGTTCACAGATATCCGGTTTATCGCCTGACGGCTCATAAACAGGCGTATCAATTTTCGTCGTATACGGCTCCTCCTCATTTCCTGTACCAGGCAAAATATCCGTCAACAGTTCATCAATTTCTATCGGGCTGAAGCCTGTCAGGGAGACATCAAAATCAGCATTAATTAGGTCCGACAGCTCCATCCGTAACAGATCTTCATCCCAGCCAGCATTCATCGGCAGGCGATTATCTGCCAGACGGTACGCCTTTTTCTGATCATCCGTCAGACCAGACAGAACGATGACCGGAACGAAATCCATTTTGAGCACTTCAGCCGCCATAACGCGACCGTGGCCCGCAATAACTTCGCCCTTTTCATCAATCAGCACCGGATTAGTCCAGCCAAATTGCTTAATGCTTTCTACCAGTTGCGTTACCTGCTCAGGGCTGTGTGTCCTAGCATTGTGTGCATACGGAGACAGTTCTTGTAACGGGCGATAGACGATCTTCAATTTCTCGCTCATACAGCCTCGCTTTATTAATAAAAAAGCCCGCTATCGGCCAGTGCGCTGGGTGCGCGGCGGGTGCAGATAACGAGCTTTGACATTATCGAAGCCCCTTATCAAAGGAGCTTCTGTAATGTCAGTCCAGAACGAACGCAACCTTTGTATTTGTCGCTCGCAGTACAAGACGCGCTGCTTCGCGTTGCATTTCATCGATAACTTTTGGCGTCATCGGCTGATGCACATATTTACATTCAATCACTGCAAAAAATCCCGTTCATCGTTTCGCTGTCTGGTGGGATAACTTCAACGTTTAATCGTGCCATTGGTTTGTGCTGCCCTGTTTTTCTCAAAAGTCCTGATATCAGCCTTATCCCTGTTGCACTGTGCTAACGCTGACAACAATGCAACATTCAGGTTAAGGCTTGCCCCCCACGTAAACGGGTCGGGTAAATCTGGCTGGGGTGTTTCAGCCGTCAGACTGGCTGGTAACGGAACCACCGGCACCGACACGTATACCGTTCGCGTATTCGTGCAACCGCTTAACTGCGCCAGAAGGAACGATACGAACAGCGCAATCATCATCCGCAACAGCCACTTTGATCTCTTTCTGAATTCTCTGTGACTCCAGTGCGATCTGCTGTTTTGCATGCTGGTTAGCCTCTATAACTGTGTTGATGATTTGCAGTGATTGCAGGACGTTACGGGTAATGGCTGTTGCTGATTCAGCATTTCGTACAGCCTCATCAGCGCGCTCCTTTTCGTGTTGATATTTGCTGTAGTAATGCCCGGCATACCAGATAAAAGAACCGATGACGGTAACAAAGAAGGCAACAATAACCAGCTTATATCTCAGCTTCATTTACCACCCCACCAGCTTCTTTAAATCGGGCAATCAGGTCACCGATTCTATGTTCATACTGACCGTAACCAGCGCCCGGCAACGAAGCCCAGATATTGCTGCAACGGTCGATTGCCTGACGAATATCGCCGCGGTCAATCATCGGTAATGCGCCACGCTCTTTAATCTGCTGCAGCGCTACAGCGTCCTGGCTTTCTGGCGAAAAATCTTTCAGGCCAAGTTGCTTGCGGTAGGCATCCCACCAGCGTGAAAGAAGCTGGTAACGTCCGGCGGCTGTTGATTTGAGTTTCGGATTTAGCGTGACAAGTTTGCGGGGGTGATCGGAGTAATCAGTGAACAGTTCGCCACCGACAATAACATCATAACCGTGATTTCTGGTTTTCTGCCGTCCGTTATCCGTTCCTTCTGACCATGCCACCATATCAAGGAAAGCTTTACGCTGGGAATTCAGTGTCTGCATTAATTACTCCTTATGAGCACCAAACTTGTTACCGATGACCCTCATTGCCGCACCACGAATAGCATCAACACCAATCAGCCCCACCCCACCACCAATGGCAACAGAAAGTGATTTAGGCCATCCGACATACTCAAGCGCGGATGCAAAGGTCAACGTCAGGGCACCACAGAGCAAAATCTCAAGCGTTTTTCGTTTCCAGCCCCCACCACCGCCAAAATAGGCGATGCGCAAACCAGCCATAACGATCGACATAATCACTGCGCCCAGCGGGGTGTCTCCACGCCACCAGCTCTGAAACAACTCCAGCCAGTCCGGCCAGGTATTTGGGTTATGAGGCATTTCATCATCTCTCACCTCGCACATATCGCGGGTGCAAATTGAGGGAATAAAAAATCCCCGAATATTCCGGGAGCGGAAACGGAGAAAGGCGTTGCACTAAATGGGCCTGTCTGCGGCCTTAAATAAAAAAACCCCGGCAAATGCCGAGGTCAGTTAATCGTTGCCGCTGTTAGTGCCGCGGTGCACTATCTCTTTATCAGGCTACTTACGCGTTAAACCGGGTGCCAACCGTAACTCAGTGATGCTTTACGCTTCCTCTCCTTCACTACGTCGCCATGGGAGCCCGACCAGATTAACGCTGTCGTCACGTTGCCAAAATATGGCATCCAATGAATTCTTTTTATTTAGCTATTTCATTTTTCTATCCGTCAGAAACAACAAAACCCGCTCGGTGGCGGGTTCTATTAAAGTTCAATTGCACTTGGTTCGCCTCGCGATACAGCTTTGCGAAGCGTAGCTGAATTGAATCAGTTTATTGGCAAAAATGCAATAACTTTTTTATTGGCTTTCTCCGCATAACGCTAATTTCATTGGTATATACAGAATGTGCTCAGCAACACTCAACCATGCGTCAATGCGATTTCTGCAAGTTTTCAAGCTCCAGCCAGGGCGATACTCATTTAACTGTTGTGCCATTTTCAGCTTACTCATCCCCCGCCCCTCATACCGTTGTCGAAGGACGCTAATCAATCCCGGATGTTCTGTCAGCACCTCACTTATAACCCGATCAATACATAACGCCTCTGCATCAGTACAATGCGCCAGCCAGCTCTTTTGCTTCCCGTTGATCATCTCACGTAAAAATGCTTCCAGCTCCGGCTTCTCTATTCCTGCTTTTTTCATCCTGCGCAGGGCTTCATTGATTGCTGTTTTCGTCAATTTTTTTGACGCCAGCAACTGGTTGAACATATTCCCTGACCTGCCGCCGCCAATATACGACCAGCGCCCCCACATACGCAGTTTTCCCTGAATCCAGACACTTTCCAGCGTGGTGAGACGAAGGTGTTCCCCGCTTTTGCCTGTATTTGTTGGGTAAATCATAAATAACCTTCCTTTCTCCAGATTTCTTGTGTGCGAAAAACACCTTCTGCATGCATCAGGCGCAATTCTTCTTTGGTGTAATCACTGGTTTTTACCCGCCCGTCGATTAAATCGTGGCACGAGCTACAGGCAATCGCTGCCTGCATATCGTGTGGCTTTATCGCTGTTCCGCACGTTCCCGCCAGTCGGTAATGCGCCAGCACGGATGTTTCGGGATTGTGATTGCAGTAGCCAGGAATTCTGACTGTACACATCTGACCTTTTGCCGCTTTACGTAAATCCACCATTACGCAAACTCCAGCAGCTGCGCGCCACATTTTCGACTTCCTCCAGAGAGGAGAATTTACGGAACAGGATCCAGTTCCACAGGACGTTAAGTACGGCTTTATAAACCTGTTGAAATTCAGTTTCGTCCATATTCGCAAAAGCAATGGACTTCGCCCGACGCCCGCGGCTACCATCTGGATAAAAATGCTCGGTGTAGAAGCCGGCCTGAATGGTCACCCACTCGCGGAAAGCGTCAAATGATTTGAGCAATGCCATATCCTGGGTTCTGCGTGTCGCAACGGTATTCAGATATTGTTCCGCGGCATCACTCAGAGCTGGCGTATGTTCCCTGCCTACTGATTCACACAGGTAATCAACGAAGCCGAACACCATTTCTCGTTCGCGAGGTGTGATCGCCCCACCGTTCGGAGTCCAGTAATCGAATCCGAGTTGCAGAAGTTTAAAAAAACGCTTATGGAATGCGTAGTTACGAACGCGCTTAAAATCAGCGTGTATCCACTCGCCTATTTTGATTTGATGCAGAAAATCGCAACTCTCCGGCGTCGCCGGAAGAAGTAAACCAGAAGAAGTTTGTTTGACCAGTTGTATATGCGCCATTGCTATCTCCAATGGCGCTGTAGGTTGCCAGTTGTTCAGGCTGGCTTACGAATTATAACTCATTCCCGAACCACCTTGAAACCGAGCCTTTCCAGGTATTCAATGAACGCCTCGATAGATAAAATCACATGATCATCAGGAATTAACGTTGTGTAGATAACGTCTCCATTCTCAACGCGCACAGCATAGAGGCCATTTTCACTAAAAATTTCACGCAATTCTTCGATTTTCATCTTCAGAATCCTTCCAGATAAATAGCTCTTCCCTTCTCAGGGTCCATCCCTCTTATCCCTGCGCGCTACTTAAGTGCATCGATTCTAGTCAGGCATACCCGCTTATCAACAAACGAAGGTCGGTTTAATGGAGGAGTCGGCTAAAACTTGATCTGTAAAAGTAAAAAACCCGCCGAAGCGGGTTAGGTGCGGGTGCGTTGAGGATGCCTGACTCATCAGAGGTGGCGAGGGATTTCTCCCTCGCCTGGTCTCTTACTCCTCAGGTTCGTAAGCTGTGAAGACAGCGACCTCCGTCTGACCGGTTCGGATTCGTACCTCGCAGAGGTCTTTCCTCGTTACCAGTGCCGTAACAATGACGGTTAAACAGATGACGATCAGGGCGACTAACATCGCCTTTTGCTGCTTCATAGCCTGCTTCTCCTTGCCTTTCGGCACGTAAGAGGCTAACCTACATGTGTTCAGCATGGATTGAGCCTCAGATTAATGTTAAGCGTCCTGCAAGACGCGTAATGTTAGCTGGGGCTTTTCTCTATCTGCCTTTTGGTGTTCATGCCTGAGACAGATAGCCTCAAGCACCCGCAGCGATTTTTACTTAACTCTTCTTTTCACGCAAACCGTTTTTATCCTCAACGTAAATTTTACCAATATCGCCTAACACATCTCCCCTGCCCTGACGATGCTTACCTCTTTACACAGCCCCCTATTTATGTATTATCTTTTACAAACAACCAGTTAAGAGCTATCGGTGGGTGAGTTCGCCCTGCGGTAGCTTTTCCTTTATACATTGCATCTATTTATGTTCTAGTATATTCCTATATGTTCAAAAGGACTTTCATGCACAGCGTTAATTTCTATTCATTCCGCGTATTGACCCATAAAGGCAGTCGAGCCAGCAAAAAGCTTAATGAATTGGGTTTAAGTAATAAAAAAACGGCATATGAACTTTTTGTTGATTATTTTACTCTATATAAAAACACCCCCATCGAGTTTGGCGTATCCAAAACTAAAATATCTCTAGAACAACACGCTAAACTTCACTTTGATAACACAAAGAAAATTATATATGGTTATATAAAAGTTGGGAAATATGGAGAAAGTAGTGAAATAAAGGATGTAAAACTCAAAAAAATCCACTACAGGACAACTGCTTATGATGTAACACTCAAAGAACGTTATATTTTAATATACCTACCAGACACCCTTGAAGAAGGAATTATTGCATTCCATTCTTGCGATAATATTTCTGCTCGAGGTGTCCTTTCTGATTCTATCACTGAATATCTAAAAAACAAATTTCAACTCGAAGCAAGAATCAATCCATTACATCATAAGAAAATCCCTCAATATATTCTCAATTCCGAATTAAAACAAATTAAGGCTCAAGGATATAAAGCACCAAAAGACATTGCTGATTCCTTTGGTCAAAACAAAACAAACATCAAGACAGACTTAATAATAAAAGCAAACGATGGCATGTTCGGAAGTTTCAGGGATTTAAGAAACAAGAATATAGGAAACATCATTGAGATTATTGAAGATAAATGTGATGCAATAAAAGTAAGCTTACAGCTCGGCAGTCGGACTGTCGTTTTCAATTATGATACCATACTAAAAAAAGGAATTTCCGCAGAGTTAGATGATAATGATCTAAAAATCGACCCATTAACAGGCATACCTGATCTAACAGCACTTCATGACACGATAAAAAACCTTTCTAATGATATATTGTTAGAACTGCATAGCGGAAACAAAGGGGTGATCATATGAATAAAATAAATGTGCTGGGTGTAATAATAAAACACTACAAAACAATGTCAGATCAGCGTGGAACAATGTTGATGAGCGACATTATCGTACATTTTATTGTTCCGCTATCTCTTTCTTTCGTTCTGTGCTGGACATACGGAATAATGAAACCGGCAATTGCTTCCGTCTTCGTTAACTTCGGGGCTATTACAACAGCACTATTAATGAGTGCAGTAATAATGATTTATGAACAAAAACAAAAAACCATTACTAAGATATCAGACATAATTGAAGGACACAAATCCCGAGACAAATTGATATCATTAAACACTAACAAAACCATATATGAGCAGTTATGCCACAACGTCGCTTATGCAATATTAACTTCAATAGTATTGGTTATATTTTCAGTGATAATATATTTCCTGCCTGACAATGCAGTGGATTTAATGAAATGGTATTTTCGCGCACCTGCATATATTGTTAGCTTTTTAGCCTATACATCCTTTTTTATCACTGTTATAACGTTCTTAATGGTAATCAAAAGGTTTAGCACAATTTTAGATAATTGAACAGCGGAACAGCCGCCCTTTCGGGCGGCCTCCTGATGTTTTGAGGGTGCAGGAACCCCTCCGGTTAAGGATTTAATAAAAATCACTTCTGATTTAAATTTTCAGTGTTTTGTTGTCAGGTGATTTATCGCCTTTACGCTTCAGCTTTATTTCGCAACCAGACACAAACCGGGCCATCTTCGGTGTCATGTATTGAACCAATAAACCATCCATCGCCCTCTGGTCGTTCCGGTTCCCATGCAGAAATATCAGCATCACAAGCATCAAAGTCAGCACATCCTTCGTCTCTGAAGCAGAGGACGTATTGAAGTTTATTTTCCTCCATCCATGCGTTAAACTCTTCCGTTGAAATATGTTCTCTACCATCACAGAATTTTTCATATTCAGGATGCGTCCAGCAGCCATATTCATCACGTACTACTGGTATTTCTCTAATTTCTTTCATTTCTGTTCTCCCACGTTTTCAGACTTTCACCACAGAACGGGCAAAAACACATTGCAACACCACGACCGATATATTGCCCAGAGTGAATTTGAGCAATATCTATGCCTGACTCGCCGGTGTTTATGTTCACACGTTCCGGGATAAATATGCCTTTACTCTTGAATGTTGGATTTCCATATTCGAGAGATTTTGCCAAAGCCGCGCACGGTTCTATCTTGTTGCCATTAACCTGACATTTTGATGCGTTCACAGTACCACCTCCTGAAAATTTCCCTGATAGAAATCCAGTACACGCTGCATAGCTTCGCTCTGACGGCACTCGCGACAAATTATGTTCTGTCGTCTGTTGTAACAGCGTATTTCACCATCCGGCAATGAATAAATCAGCTCGGGGTCTCTCTTCTTTTTCGCTGTACCTTTCGACATCTCTTTACGGGCCTTTATCCAGTCCTTGCGCGCCTGCTCCGAAGGAAATATCCCGTGCCCCGAACCATATACTATGCCACTGCCCACCAGCTCTTTCGCCAGAACTTCTATCAGGTGTCTCGTTGCTCCGGTTTCATCTTCCAGTTGCTTACGCGTTTTCCTCCCGTCTCTGCGCACCAGTTCCACAATACGCGCCTTCAGTTGCTCCCGATATTCAGGTGTAAAAACGTTTCTCATAAGCGCCTCACTTTTCCAACACAACGCGACTGGTGGAATCGACAATCTGTCGGACAATATCCCGGTGTTTATTCAGCTCCCGCAGTGCGGCGCAGACACGC